ATTTGGTGGTACAAGCTTGATTCCATTGATGAAGTCGGAGACCCGGAAATGTGGCTCAAGGCTAATCCAAATCTTGGAAAAACCGTAAGCTATGAAACTTATCAGCTTGATGTTGAAAGAGCTGAAAAAGCTCCAGCTGCCCGAAACGATATTCTTGCAAAGAGATTTGGACTGCCTATGGAGGGGTACACCTATTACTTCACTTACGAAGAAACTCTTCCGCATCGAAAGAGGGACTACTGGCAGATGCCTTGTTCCCTCGGTGCAGACTTATCACAGGGCGATGACTTCTGCGCATTTACATTTTTGTTCCCTCTGCCAAACGGTTCCTTTGGCATCAAGACACGAAACTATATTACCTCTACCACTTTAATGAAGCTGCCTGCTGCTATGCGGATCAAATACGATCAATTCATGGCGGAGGGCAGTTTAATTGTTTTAGAGGGTGCTGTACTTAACATGATGGATGTCTATGAAGATTTGGACAACCATATTCAGGAGTGCGGATACGATGTTCGATGTCTTGGGTTTGACCCTTATAATGCAAAAGAATTTGTGGCGAGATGGGAATCTGAAAACGGTCCGTTTGGAATTGAGAAAGTTATTCAGGGCGCTAAAACTGAGTCGGTTCCACTTGGAGAACTGAAAAAGCTTTCTGAAGAAAGAATGCTTATCTTCGATGAGGACCTTATGACCTTCGCTATGGGTAACTGTATTACCCTTGAAGATACAAATGGAAACCGTAAACTTTTGAAGAAGCGATACGAGCAGAAAATCGATGCTGTTGCGGCAATGATGGACGCTTACATTGCTTATAAACTCAATCGAGACGCATTTGAATAAGGAGGTGGTCAAGTTGGATGAGATGTATCATCATGGTATTCTCGGTCAGAAATGGGGCGTTCGCCGTTTCCAGAACAAAGACGGAACTTTGACCGCCGCAGGTCAAAAGCGTTTGGAAAAGAAAGACGCAAATTGGGCTCATAAAAACCACGACAAAATTGTATCTAAAGCCCGCAAAGATGTTTCCAAAGAACTCGATCAGTATGCCAATCAACTATTGAAAAATCCTTCCTCTGTGACATCGAAAGGTAAAATCAGTTCTTCAGCTATCAATTCCTATAATCGGAAGATGGCTGAACTGATGAATGAGTCCGTCAAGAATGTTATTGCACCTTCAGGGCGTGTCGTTCAATTCGTTGCAAAACGAGGTGAAGTCGGCGTGCATATGGCTCTGGCTGACAGAGGCTATGATATGCAGCAGCTGAAGAACGGTATCTGGGCTTCCGGTCGAGTTGCCTATAAGAAGAAAAATGTTGATATGGTTTAAGGAGGTGATGATTCAAAATGGAGATGTCTTTTGGTTCCAGATTGAAACATGCTTGGAATGCGTTTACCGGCAATGTTCAAATGAACTACCGGGATTTGGGTATGAGCCATTCATATCGAGCTGACAGACCAAGAATGTCCAGAGGCAATGAAAGATCAATCGTCACATCGGTTTATAACCGAATTGCGCTTGATGTTGCGGCCCTGAATGTTCAGCATGTTCGGTTGGATGAAAATGGGCGTTTTCTTTCGGTCATCGATGACGGATTGAATAATTGCCTCACTTTGGAAGCGAATGTCGATCAGACGGCACGGTCGTTCGTTCAGGATGTAGTTATCTCTATGTTTGATGAAGGAAGCGTGGCTATTGTTCCGGTCGATACAACGACTGATCCTAACGTGTCCGGTTCGTATGACATTCAGTCTCTTCGTGTCGGACAAATTTTAGACTGGTATCCGCAGCATATTCGCGCTCGTGTGTACAACGAACAAACGGGCAGAAAAGAAGATATTGTGGTGCCGAAAAGTGCAGTGGCTATCATTGAGAATCCACTGTACGCAGTTATCAATGAGCCAAATTCTACTATGCAGCGGCTCATTCGTAAACTTAACCTACTTGATGTCATTGATGAGCAAAGCGGATCTGGAAAACTCGATTTGATTATTCAGCTTCCTTATGTAATCAAGACAGAAGCAAGGCGTCAACAGGCCGAAAATCGGCGTAAAGATATAGAAAACCAGTTGTCAGGTTCAAAGTATGGTATCGCTTATACTGATGGTACTGAGCATATCACACAGTTGAATCGTTCCGTGAACAACAACCTAATGTCCCAGATTGAATACTTGACGAGTATGCTATACAGCCAGTTGGGGATCACTCAGAGCATTTTGGATGGAACAGCGGACGAGAAGACAATGCTGAACTATAACAACCGGACAATCGAGCCGATCATTTCCGCTATTGTTGATGAGATGAAACGAAAGTTTCTGACCAAAACTGCCCGATCACAACACCAGTCAATTTCATTCTTTAGAGACCCGTTCAAACTGGTTCCTGTCAATGATATTGCTGAAATTGCTGACAAGTTTACAAGAAATGAAATCATGACTTCGAATGAAATTCGTCAGGTAGTCGGTATGAAACCCTCTGAGGACCCGAGAGCAGATGAACTCAGAAATAAGAACCTGAGTGCACCGTCCGGTTCCAATCAGCAGTCGGAAGAAATGCCTATTGCCGAAGTTGATTCAATTAGAGACTCAGTAAGTGATTTGGACGACAAAATCTCTAAGCAAAAATCGAAAAAGTAAGGAGGAAATTCAAAATGAGTAGACCTTTTTCGGTTGAGGCTTGTGATTTCAGCGGCTGGGCAACCCGAAACGACCTTAAGTGTTCTGATGGACGAGTAATTCGTCGGGACGCCTTTAAGAATAACGACGGTATTAAAGTCCCGCTGGTCTGGAATCATCAGCACAACAGTCCTCGTGATGTTCTCGGTCATGCATGGCTTGAGAACCGTGAGGAAGGTGTTTACACCTACGGCTTTCTCAATGATACTGCTGATGGTGAAATTGCGAAGGTCCTTATTAAGCACGGTGACATCTGTGCTCTGTCCATTTACGCCAATCAGCTTCAGCAGGCTGGATCTGATGTGCTGCATGGATGTATTTGCGAGGTGAGCCTGGTGCATAAGGGCGCTAACCCCGGTGCATTTATTGATTCTATGCTGAAGCACGGCGAAATGTCCGACGATGAAGCTATCATCTATACCGGAATGCCTCTCTGTCTTTCTCATTCTGCGGAGTCTAAGGATGATCCAGAAGACGAGGAAAAGAAGAAGGATTCCAAAGAGGACAAGCCTGCTGAAAACAAGGAAGAGAAGAAGGACAATGAAGAGACGATTGCTGATGTGATCGATTCCATGTCTGAGAAGCAGCAGAATGTCATGTATGCACTTATCGCACAGGCTCTCGAAGGCGAACCCGAAAAGGAATCCAAGGATGATTCCGACAACAAATCTGAATCCAATAAGGAGGATAACACAATGAAACACAATGTCTTTGACAACGATCAGCAGAAGAAGACCGAGGTTCTGTCTCATGCTGACCAGGCAAGCATCATTTCTATGGCTAAGTCCAACAGCGTCGGCAGTCTTCGTACTGCTATGGACATCTACGCAGAGCAGAATCCTGACAGTGTTCTGGCTCATGGCATCGATGGTATTGAAACCCTGTTCCCCGAGTACAAGGATGTTCATCCCGGTGCTCCCGAACTGCTTACCACTGACCAGGGGTGGGTAAACGAGGTTCTGAAGAAGGTTCATAAGAGCCCTATCTCCCGTATCCGTACCCGCCAGGCTGATCTGCGTAACATCGAGGCTCTCCGTGCCAAGGGTTATAAGAAGGGTGCCCAGAAGGGTTATGTTGGCAATATTCAGCTGCTCCACAGAACGACTGATCCTCAGACCGTGTATGTAAAGAGTAAGCTTGATCGTGACGACATCATCGATATTCAGGACTTCGATGTGGTGCAGTACCTGTATGGTATTGACCGTATGAATCTGAATGAGGAACTGGCTACGGCTATCATGATCGGTGATGGTCGTGAGGTCGGTGCTGATGGTAAGATCGCTGAGGATAAGATCCGCCCGATTTGGCTGGATGACGAGCTGTACACCATTCATGCTGATGTCGACATTGCCGGCATGAAGAGCACGCTTCAGGGTACCAACACTTCCGCTAATTTCGGCGAGAATTACATTTACGCAGAAGCCGTGATTCAGTCTCTGCTGTATGCTCGTGAGAAGTATAAGGGTTCCGGCACTCCCGACTTCTACTGCACGCCTCATCTGGTCAATGTCATGCTGCTTGCCCGTGACCTGAATGGACGCCGCATTTATGACAAGGTCAGCGATCTGGCTGCGGCTCTGAATGTTGGACAGATCATCACCGCCGAACAGTTCGAGGGTAAGACTCGTACTACCACGGACAGCAAGACCAAGAAGCTTCTGGGTCTGATGGTCAACTTGGCTGATTATTCTCTGGGCGCTACCAAGGGCGGCGAAATCACTCACTTCACCGATTTCGATATCGACTTCAACCAGGAGAAGAGCCTGTTGGAGACTCGTTGCTCCGGCGCCAACACTCGTGTCATGTCTGCTATCGCTCTGGAAGAGGATGTCACTGCCAATATTGGCGGCTAAATTCAGCGAGGGGTGAAAATTCAAAATGGCTAAATTTTATGGAGTAATCGGCTATGCTGTAACGGAAGAGACTAAGCCGGGTGTTTGGACGGAGAAGATCATCGAGCGTATGTACTATGGTGATTTAACCCGTAACACCCGTAGGCTTCAGTCTGCGGAACAACTCAACGACAACATCAATGTTGCGAATGAGATCAGTATCGTAGCCGATCCATTTGCCAATGAGAATTTTCATTCGATGAGGTATGTTGAGTTTATGGGTGCTAAATGGAAAGTCACAAGTGTCGAAGTTCAGTACCCAAGACTTATACTGACTATGGGAGGTGTATACAATGGCGAGCAGGCTTAATCTGCAAACTTTCCTGGAAAAAATCCTTGAAAGCAGAAATGTGTATTTTCAACCTCCTGAGTCGGTAAAAATGAAATACCCCGCTATCGTTTATGCACTTGATGATATCGAAAATGTGCACGCCGATAACGGGGTTTATTCATCTCACAGGCACTATTCAGTCACTATTATTGACTCTGACCCGGATAGTGAGCTTGTCGGTAAGGTGGTTTCTATACCTACCTGCCGATTTGAACGATATTATGCAAGCGAGAATCTGAATCACTGGAATTTCTCGCTCTATTTCTGATAAGGAGGAATATCTTTATGTCCAAAATCATTTGGGATAAAACTGGCGAGCGCCTGTACGAAACCGGCTGTGACCATGGCGTTCTCTATCCGATGCAGACCGGCGGCGTTTATAACAAGGGCGTCGCATGGAATGGTCTGACTGCCGTTACCGAGAGTCCTTCCGGGGCCGAGGCTTCCCCGATTTATGCTGACAACATCAAGTATGTCAACCTGGTTTCTAACGAGGAGTTCGGCGCTACTGTCGAGGCATATATGTACCCCGATGAGTTTGCCGAGTGTGATGGTTCCGTTGAGATCATGCCCGGTATGTACGCCGGTCAGCAGTCCCGTAAGACTTTCGGCTTGGCATATCGTACCATTCTGGGTAACGATACCGATCTGAACGATTACGGTTATAAGCTGCATCTGGTTTATGGTTGTTTGGCAGCGCCTTCTGAAAAGGGTTACAGCACTGTCAACGACAGTCCTGAGGCGGCTACTCTGTCCTGGGAAATCAGCACCACGCCTGTCTCTATCAACAAGCTGGTCAACGGTAAGAAGCTGAAGCCGACCGCCACGCTGACCTTTGACTCCACTAAGTTTAGTGCCGAGTTCATGACTCAGCTGGAAGAGATCCTGTACGGTAAGGACCCGACCACCGATGGCGGCAACGATGGTGTCGAGCCTCGTCTGCCTCTGCCCGATGAGATTATCGAACTGTTCGATAAGACTCTGAATCCTCAGGGCTAATCTGTATAATTATGGAGCCGTATTCAGGTAAGCTGGCGGCTCCTACTTTTTTTAATTTGAAAGGAGAAAAATTCAATGACTAAGGAAACTATCACTTATACCGATCTGAATGGCGTTCAGAGAACCGAAGATTTCTACTTCGACCTGTCCAAGCCTGAAATCGTAAAGATGCAGGCGAGTGCCAAGGGTGGCTACGATGTTCAGCTCAAGAGTATCGCTGCCAGTCCGAATGGGGCGCTTATTATGGAGTTCTTCGAGAACTTTATTAAGACTGCCTATGGCGAGAAGAGCGATGATGGCAGACGCTTCATGAAGTCCGAGGAAATTTCCAGAGGCTTTATGGAAACTCCCGCTTATGAGGTCCTGTTTGAGAAGCTTGTCACCGATGCCGGCGCTGCATCCGAATTTGTCAACCGTGTGATGCGTGCCAACGGCAATAAGCAGGCTGCGCCCATCGCATCTAATTAAAGAAAGCTCGGAGGACTAAGGAATGCTGAAAATTACTGTGCCGGCTGCCGAGTTTTGGGATGAAATTCATGAGGAATTTGTCTACAAGAAAGAGCAGACTTTGCAGTTGGAGCATTCCTTAGTCTCTCTTTCAAAATGGGAAAGCAAATGGAACAAGGCATTTCTCGGAAAACAAGAAAAAACCGATGAGGAAATTCTTGATTATGTACGATGTATGACCTTAACCCAGAATGTCGATCCCGAAGTATATACTCGGCTGTCTGCTGAAAACTACGCCGCCATCAATGCGTACATCGAAGCACCTATGACTGCTACTTGCCTTATCGAGGATAAGCAGACAAGAGGTAATAAAGAAACGGTTACGTCGGAGCTTATTTACTACTGGATGATTTCTTATAACATCCCTGTGGAGTTTCAAAAATGGCATTTGAACAGACTGCTGACCCTCATACGGGTATGTAATGTCAAGAACTCTCCACCTAAGCGAAGAAGTAAGCGTGAAATGTGGAATCGGAACGCAGCTATCAACGCTGCCAATCGAAAACGCTTTGGCTCCAAGGGGTGATTGAATGAACAGACGATGCCGAAAATGCATGTTAAGGCGAGTTTGCCATAAAAAGCAGCCTTACAATAACTGGCTTAAAACTTTTACCAAAAAAGCAGTAGCAATCATTCTGATGGTTTCACTGATTGATTTGCAACTGTCTTATGTGCTTGCCTTTATGGGGCAAGTACAAATTGCGGAATCGCTTTCCAGCACAATAGCGTCGACCGTTGTCGGGGTTATGCTTGGCTACTTCTTCAAAGCCCTTTTCGAAACATTCTTCGAAAAGCGTGAAGAACGACTCAAGCAGGAAAGCGAACCAGAAGAAAATACGAATTATGAGGAGGTTTAGTTATGCCTATCAGTTTTTTGACTACAGCACTGTTGATCGTATCCGTTATCACGAATCTGACAGTGGAGGGCATTAAGAAGCTGCTTGACGGAACGAAGGTCAAGTATTCTTCTAATGTTCTTGCGGCAGTTCTGTCCGTCCTGATCGCCTGTGCTGTTAGCGTGATTTACCTTATCATGACCGACACGGTCTTTACTATGAAGATTGGGGTTGAGATCGTCGTTCTGATGTATCTGGGCTTCCTGATCTCTACGGTCGGTTATGACAAGGTTATTCAGATGCTGAAACAGATTCAGAGCGTGAAGGAGGAAACGAAAAATGAGTAACAGCCCTTTGGTATCCTATACCAAGTTAAGTCCTAATCATTCCGGGCAGAGAACCCATGTCGTCGACCGTATCACGCCTCATTGTGTAGTCGGTCAGTGCTCTGTAGAGACTCTGGGTAATATTTTTGCTCCGACTTCCCGACAGGCTTCTTGTCAGTATGGTATCGGCGTGGATGGTCGAGTGGGTATGTATGTGGAAGAAAAGAACCGTTCCTGGTGTTCTTCCTCTAATGCAAATGACCAGCGTGCAATCACAATCGAGTGTGCCAGCGATGCCACACATCCTTATGCATTCAACGATACTGTATATGCGAAACTGATCGAGCTTTGCACAGACATTTGCAAGCGTTACGGAAAAACCAAGCTGCTCTGGTTCGGCGATAAGACTAAGACTCTGAACTACGAGCCGGCTTCCAATGAAATGGTTCTGACCGTACATCGTTGGTTTGCCAATAAGAGTTGCCCTGGTGATTGGATGTATGCTCGAATGGGAGATCTTGCGTCCAAAGTTACGGCTAAGCTTGGGGGCTCTGCTGGCGGAACTGAGAAGCCTGCCGATAATCAGGCACTTTATCGAGTGCAGGCAGGAGCCTTCAGCAATAAGACGAATGCAGATGCAATGCTTCAGAAGGTGAAAGCTGCCGGTTTTGATACTTACATGGTTAAGGTCGATAATCTTTACAAGATTCAGGTCGGCGCATTCAGTAAGAAAGCAAATGCTGACGCTATGGCTGCAAAGCTGAAAGCTGCTGGTTTTGACACCTATATAACAACCAAAAGTGGGACGGCAGTCTCTGCATCTTCTGCGAAGAAAAGCACTGACCAGATCGCCCGCGAAGTAATTCAGGGTCTGTGGGGTAACGGCGTGGACAGGACTAATCGTCTGAAGGCGGCTGGTTACGATCCTTCCGTAATACAGAATCGGGTTAATCAGCTTCTTAAATAAGGAGGTCCGTGAATGATAAGGTTCAGTCACAAGGGAGACTTCTCTAAGGTTACACGCTTTTTGGAGAGGGCAAAAGAAGTGGTCCATCTCGGAGACCTCGACAAGTATGGCCGAGAAGGGGTCGCTGCTCTTGCGTCTGCAACGCCTGTCGATTCCGGTTTGACCGCCAGTTCATGGTATTACGAGATCGTAAACCGAAATGGATCTGCAAAGATCACCTTTTACAACTCAAATATTCAAAATGGGGTTCCAATTGCGATCATTCTGCAATATGGTCACGGGACTCGCAACGGGGGCTGGGTACAGGGTCGAGATTACATCAATCCTGCTATCCAGCCTATTTTCGATAAAATTGCAAATGAAGCATGGAAGGAGGTTACGAAGCTATGAGTAAAACTATCGACGAAAGAGTCGTAGAAATGCGGTTTGACAATAAGCAGTTTGAGAGCAATGTTCAAACCAGTTTGTCCACCATTGAAAAATTAAAGAAAAGTTTGGATATGGACGGCGCTACAAAAGGTCTTGAAAGCATTGACAGTGCTGCTAAGAAAGTCGATATGTCGGGGCTTGGCTCTGCGGTTGAAACAGTAAAGACTCGATTCTCGGCATTGGAGATCATGGCTGTAACCGCCCTTGCAAACATCACCAACTCAGTTGTAAATACCGGTAAACAGATGCTCCACTCCTTGACAATCGAACCCATTAGTCAGGGCTTTGAGGAATACGAGCTGAAGATGGGGTCAATTCAGACCATCATGATGAGTACCGGCGCCTCTCTTGAAGAAGTTAATAAGTATCTTCAGGAATTGAACACTTACTCGGATAAGACCATTTACTCCTTCCAGGATATGACTTCCAACATCGGTAAATTTACCAATGCTGGTGTCGGTCTTGAGGATGCAGTAATGGCTATTCAGGGTGTGTCGAATGTTGCCGCTGTGTCCGGCGCCAATGCAAATGAGGCATCCCGTGCCATGTATAACTTTGCGCAGGCACTGTCTGCCGGTTATGTCAAGCTGATCGACTGGAAATCAATTGAGAATGCTAATATGGCAACCGTTGAATTCAAGACTCAGCTTCTTGAGTCGGCTGTTGCCTGTGGCACCTTGACTAAAACCGCCGACGGCATGTATAAAACGGTTAAGGGTAATGTCATCGATGCCACACATGGCTTCAATGATTCTTTGCAGGATCAGTGGATGACCACGGAAGCTCTTGTCGGCACGCTTCGTAATTACGCCGATGAAACAACTGAAATTGGTGCGAAAGCATTTGCTGCTGCGCAGGATGTTAAAACATTTACCCAGTTAATGGATACTCTCAAGGAGGCCGTAGGCTCCGGATGGGCAAATACATGGGAAATTCTGTTTGGTGATTTCGAGGAAGCCAAAGAACTTTGGACTGGACTCAGTCAGGTTATCGGTGGTTTTATCGATGCCCAAGCAGATGCTCGCAATGAGATGTTGCAAGGGTGGAAAGATCTTGGCGGGAGAACCAAACTGATTGAGGCACTTAAAAATGCTTTTGAAGGCGTTCAGAGTGTTATCAAACCAATTTATGAGGCATTCCGTGAGATATTTCCTCCCACCACAGCCCAGCAGCTTTATGATATTACTGAGAATTTGCGAAAATTCACAGCAAATTTGAAGCTCAGCGATACAGCTTCAGCAAATTTGAAGTCCACTTTCAAGGGTTTGTTTGCGATCTTGGACATCGTTAAACAAGCCTTTTCTGCTATATTTATGGCAAT